TTATTTCAAAATATTTTCAGGTATTTGAGGGAATAGAGTTACATCTCCATTCACTACGTATTCCGTACCCTCTTCTTGCATTTGCATCGTAGGAGCAAGTGCAATATCTGAACGTATGTTTACAAACTTTGATAGTTGGTCCCAATCCACACCTAAATACTTATTTAGAATACTATATATTGCAGAAGAAGGACCTATCAAATTAAATTTATGACTTGATGCAGAAATATTTTCATTAGTTAGTTTGCCATCTTCGTCTGTTTTATAGGTTAATGTCAGAAATGGCATTGTTTCATATGAGAGGTTGGGATTATTATTTTTCTCGACAGAGAATTTATAACACCCCTTACTTATAAAATTCTCATCTACTTTATGCTCTAAATAATTAATACCCAATCTTACATATAATAAAATGTAAAATTGAGTATCTATTATGTAATCTACTGATAATCAGTATTTTCGCGGTGCGTACGGGACTCGAACCCGTGACCCCATGCGTGACAGGCATGTATTCTAACCAACTGAACTAACGCACCAATAATTTTAATAAATCAAAAAAGACTTGCGGTGCGTACGGAACTAACACTTTTTCTTTATCGTATTGATTATCAATAGAATACCTGTTTAAAATATATTAATGGTATCATCTTTATATCATCTCCGCTTATTTTCTTCTATAATCTTATGCAGGGCTTCTATCTGCATCATCGCACCTTCATAAGCTGCTTTGTAGTTGACATTCACATCCATATCCGTTTCGATCATATTCCCTTTGCCAGTACAAAGCCATTTCACATTCAATTCCGGGAACTTATCCACAATGCGAGCTATTATATCAGTTCCAATAGCCCCCTTCCCGTTTCTTATGGAATTACAGATATACCTATTTGACAATTCACAATAAGCCTCAAACGAGTTCTCCCCTTTGACAACTCCTTTATCACGTGCATATCTTGCAAATTTCCGCAATCTGTCTATAGCTCTTTCTCCCATATCAAATGATTTTTTGACTTATTATACGTAACGCCTGCCACATCCCCCTTATTTCCCTTCTTTCAATATCTAGTTGACCATGCTTGGGATTATCAGCTTTTAAAGTCAGTATGTTATCTAGGAAAAGACTGTTTTTTAATACCCTCTTGACTGAAAGTGTTTTTCCATACACAATGACAACCACTCCCGACACACTATCCCACAAACCTTCATCAATTCTGCGGACAAGTATTTTAGCCCCGTCAGGTATAGTCGGTTCCATGCTGTCACCGCGTACTTGAAAGACCATATAAGAGCTATCAAGCACTTCGCCCTCTTCCGGCATGACGCCATAAGAATCAATCTCATATGCAGTATCATACAAACTTTCAACAAATGAAGCCATAGCATCTATTGGAACATATTGCACCTTGACAAGAGCATCTTGAAGATAAGGAGAAACTTTAACAACATTAGATTCATTTTTTGTCTGTGCGTCAACCACGGGATTCCCTTTACCTATAAGAATATATTCCCGATTTACATCTGGATAGGTCTCAAAAAATGCGGTCAACATATCCAAGGACACCTCATGCTTTCCATTTTCAATGTTAGAAATTTTTTGCTTAGATAAAACAGGACATGCCTTATTCATCTTATAGCCATTTAAACCCATTGATTTATAGGTTTCTATAAATCTTTTAGTAATTTCTATCATAATTTTAGTCCTAAAAACTTGTATAGTCCATAATATAGGACTACCTTTGCAGCCGTAACAAGTCAGACGGTTACAGACAACAACATGTTAATACTAGCCCAATCGGGCAAACTATATCCTAGAATCCGCAACCGTCTGACTTTAGTTGCGGATTCTTCTTTTTTATCCAGAAGAATCATACAATCGGTTATTGTTTACGCTCCATGAATTGTTGCGTAGGGCTATCGGGCAAACCGTTCGACCAGTAACAGATTTAAAACAAACCTTCCGAAGCATCACGGTGAAAGCCCGTGAGGGGATGCACGAAAGAAGGCAGTTGATTGAAATAAGCAGACTGGTGCGCAGGTGCAGGTTACGAGATAACCAATTCTGTAAAAGCTGAAAGCCGAGATTGGAAGCACCCAATTCAGAGCCGATGGGAGTCGATACCTAACTTATATGGGTGATTATCTCATTGAATTATCTCCAAAGCCACCAGAGAGCGACAAAAAAACTCTCTACGGGTAAGGGGATGATTCACTCAAAAAATCAACGTTCCTTCAAACTGGGTAATTAAAACTCTATATTTCTTTATTTTATAGAATCTAAATAATAACCGATTATAAACATTTCAAAGAACAAATTATGAAAAAATTATCCGACAAAGAACACCTTTAACAAAATGCCAAAAGTTCTTTATTTCCTTCTTCAAGGACTTCTTTTTTAATTTTATCCTTATCTTCTACCACTTTGCATATGCTCCAATCAATACTGTTACAAGCAAAGATAGAATCCCTACCAAAATCCCCATCCAGTCTGCCTCTATGTGCTTATCGCATACGAACACTACATAACCGGAAACACAATCGCTACTACATTTGCTATTATGAAGACTTTACCATTATTCTCATTTATCTTATTATCAACATACTACAAGAAACATGTTTTATAACACAATAAATAGTCTAATTTTTAGGACTATTTATTTGCTTAGTCAAAATAATAGGACTATCTTTGCAGCGTCAAACAAACAAAGAATGTAAGTTTGAACAATAAGAAAGCTAGCGACTTCAAAAGTCACTTACCACATATCTCATTGGCAAATGTAGTTGTTAGCTTTCTTTTATGCAAATTTTTTGTGGAAAATTTAAGTGTAAAATAGAAAATAATATGAAAGTAACAAAAGAAGATATTCTAAGCATCAAGCCAGGATCGTCCAAAGTGATGCAACTTGACTCTTACAAGGATTGTGTCAACGCAAGAAGTTACGCCTACCAGCTTGCCTTCTACCACCCCCGTAAAGACGTTGAAAGATATTCAATATCTATCGACAAAGATAAAAATCAGATAACTATCGAAGCGATAAAGAAATGAACCGTTCAGAGGCCAAAATGATTGCAGAAGAACTGCACAAGTTTATTCGCAATGATGTAAGAAAGGCTGTAACTGAAATAGTGACTGTGGAAACCGAAGAATATTTGAATGCCAAACAAGCTGCTGCATTTCTCGGATGGAAGTTGCAAACCTTATACAATCGAATACATGATATTCCTCACGCCAGAAATGGCAAGATTCTCATTTTTACCAAATCAGCTTTGAGAAAATTCATGGAAAGAAAATAATCCCGGACGGGTCTGATCATCTTTCCGGGAACTAAAAGAACCGTTCTTTGACATATTGTATAGTCTGAAAAGATAAAGACTTTAAACAAGGTTTACCGCTTGCCTAAAAGGTGAAATAGACCGACAAAGTAGCCAAAGCGGATTAGTGAAAAGAGTATGAATACGGACTGCCAATAAGAGGACGCAGCACACGAATCACTAAGTTATCAAAAACAACTTATATTATGACAAAGTAAACGTAGGGCGTTTATAAATACATTCTTAACTGAATAGATACTTTAAATGATATATACCCGTGCTTCGCAAGAAGCGGTCACCGCTAAAAAGCTACGGCCAACAATCCATCGGAACGCGGACGGGAACACATTTTTAAATAATAAAAACATGGATATTACAACGAAATTTAATGTAGGAGATAAGCTTTGGACAATCAAAGATTGTAAAACTTATGAATTTGAAGTTGGGCTAATTAATATTTATGCCAACAACCTAAAGACGGATGTATATTATTATCCAAAAGGTGATATCATGTCATCAGAATCATTCAAAGAAGATAATTGCTATCCTTCCAAAGAGGAATTGATAAAAGCATTGTGATAAGCCACAAAGTGATGAATAAGTTTTTTTTGGTTAGTTATTAACTCCTTGCTTGTGAAAGTAGGGAGTTTTTTTAAACTTTAAATTCATTATATGAGTAAAATAAAAGATACAATTTACGATCTACCAAATGAAGAATACCATCGTGGAGAAAGATTCAAAGACTTCCTAAGTAGTACGCAGATTAAAGATTATATGGTGTCCCCAAAGTTTGCCCGATACAAGGCATTGCACCCGGAATTATTTGAGATAAGTATTGAAGCCTCTGAAAAAGGTTCACTGTACCATGATGCAATGGAAAGCCTTGTTAATACTGGAAAACTTGACAAGTGGCGAAACAACCTTCTTGTATTTGAGCCGCCTATAAATCTTAAAACCGGCTGTCCGTATGGACGAGATACCCAAAAATATCAGATTGCACTAATAGAAGCTAAAGAGTCAAATCCGGGTAAAACGTTGACAAGCACAGCCGATGTACAATTGGTTGAAACAATGGTTTATGAACTTCTTAATAACTGCCGAGACACCTCCAAACAGATCAGACAGATATTAAAATGGGGAAAAGCTGAAGTTAGCCATTTCGTTGAATACGAAGGATGCAAGTTCAAATATCGCCCTGATGTGGAAACGGCAAAAAAAATTGTTGACTGGAAAACATTGGCGGTTGATGATCTTCATGAAGAAACAGTTAACCGGACTATTGCCAAATTTCATTACGGTATTTCGGCAGCCTTCTACCAGTTTTTTGAACATGAACGTACTGGAGTATGGAAGGAGTTCTACTGGGTTATGCAACAAAAGACAGCTCCCTATGATGCAGTATTTGTCAGTGCAGCTAATTGGGCTTTCCATTTGGAAGATGGCATTGTAAAGATGGGCGCAAGTGCATTGGCATTCAAAAAATTGTTAGACCAACATGTTTACTGTACACAAAACAATGATTTTGACGGTGCACAAATTTTCATCCAGCCCGGATATAAAGGCAGAAGAATAATGATGCCTGACACACCTGCATTTGAAAAGAACAAGATGTTTAACTTTTATAATAATCAAGAACAATGATCAAAACAGAAAATCAATCCCCCCAACAAGGGAACTTGGGAATGGAACAACACAATGCTCCTTCACCAACAAAAACAGAACCGGTTTCCCCAACAACTTCCACACCACAACCGCCCGTTCCTTCTGCCCCACCAGCCTTTCCAGTACAACTGAAAGGATTGGAAAGCTGTTTTATCTCCCCTAAAAAGGCATTTATAGCAGCTGGTGGCACAGAACAGCAATTCGCCCGTGAAGTCAATTTCGCTATGCAGGCAATGTTGAATAATCCTTATTTGATTGACTGTGCCCGGCAATATCCAGACCATCTTGTCGAAGCAATCAAAAACGTTTCTCTCACAGGACTGACACTTAACCCAGAACTAAGACTTGGATACCTTGTACCGTACAAAGGTAAAGTGAAGTTCCAAGCTTCATACATGGGGAAAGTTGATATTTTGATCCGCACCGGTGTCGTAAAGGATATTTATTCAGATTTAGTTTATGCTAATGACGAGTTCAGCATGACAAAAGGTACCGGTGGCACTATCATCCATAAACCTAATGTATTCGGGGAACGTGGTGATCTTCTTGGAGGATACTATTTTGCCGTTTTGACTTCGGGTGTCGTGAAATTCGATGCAATGCCCAAAGCCCGTATTGATGAAATCAAAAGTCGTAGTGAGGCTGTCAAGAAAGGCAAGCAATCTCCGTGGGACACAGACTTTGAAGAAATGGCTCGAAAAACAATCGTGAACTGGGCTTTCAAATTCTTGCCCAAAACAGGTATTTCAGATTCCATGATCAAAGTCCTTGAAACAGAAAGCCAGTTGGATGATGAAATGTTTGAGGACTGGAGAAAGACACAAGGCCAAAAACCGGACGATTTTGAAGAAGACGATACTCCATACGCAGAAGAAGTTAAATGATGAGTTCATGTGAGAAAATCAGCAACAGTATCACAGTAGCCAAAGAATTGATTGAGAATGAAGCACGTTCTTTGGCTGCTTTACACAAAGCTAAACAGCTTGAAAAAGAACTTCGTAAATCCGGCAGATTATTCCGCATCCCTACAATGAACGGATTTATAGAAACTACCTGCCCGGGAAAATACACAGAATATAATAAACAATTTAAAATCAAATTAACATGAAAGTGACAGTTGAAGTGCCCGAAGGACACAATGTTAAAATTGTAAAGGAAGAAAATCAGACGGAAAAGAAGTTTGAATTCGAAGGCGAAATCTTCGTTCCCGGTGACGTGATTATCAATCCGAATAAAGGAGGTGGCAGCATGATGATTCTCTCTGAAATCAGAGAAATAAGCTTACTCCCCTTTTTACCGGCAATAAAAGTACCTTTCGGTTTCGTTGCCTATGTTCCTTCCAATGATGAAGGTAACAGAGTTTTTGTAAAACTCACACCCGAAGCAGGTATCGGAGGCATGAAGGGATTTCGTAAAGCGACAGAAGAGGAAAAGGCAAAAATGCTCGCTGCTTTAAAAGAAGAGAAACATTACTCCTTCGATTTTGAGAAGTTACAGCCCGAATATATTCCGACTGTCGGTGATGTCGTTATCGTATGGAATGACAATGATAAAAACGTAGCAGTTGTAGGAGTTTTGGATAATATAGATGATCCAAACGTGGACTACCCGTATGAAATAAACGATAATACCTTATACAACAATTGCATCAAATTTATTTCTGAACAACAATATAAAAATTTGATTGATGGAAAAGAGTAAATCCAAATCAGGGGAGTCGAGAAATTATACCCCTCTTTTCACAGCCCGTCCAAAGGGAATGAGCTACCAAGAATATCGTGAACGCAGAGCCTATCAGAACGCATGGTTAAAAGAGCGACTGAAAGGCTTTATTTGTTATGTGTCGTCCGAACTAGTCGTGTATGACAAGGTTACGGGATTGCCTCGGTTGTTCAATCATCACACAGATGATATACACCAAGCACAAATAAGAACTAACCCACAGCCGTTTGTCGGTTCCGCCCGATACAACTTAAAACCGTTATAATATGGATAAAGAACTATTCAAAGACAAGAATCCGCTGCTCCGCAGACAAATACTGGAGGACAATTGCGCAGCGGTTGAAAGAATCACCTATACCTCCCCTTTCAGTGAAGAAGAGATGGGTGAACGAAAAACGGAATTGGCAAATATTGACCTCGACATGGCAGCACTGGAAGAAGAAAAGAAAGCTTTCATGCAAGCATACAAGGACAAACTGAAACCTAAAAAGGAACGTAAAAAAACGTTACTTACCGATATAAAGCGTGGTTATGAGGAAATTACAGATGAATGCTTCAAGTTCATGGATCGTAGCACCCGTACTACCGGATATTACAATGGCAATGGCGATTTGGTTAAAGAACGCCCCATGGAAGCACAAGAGATGCAGAAAACAGTTTTTGAAGACATTGAATCCACAGGAACGGAGGGTAAGCTATGATAAAAGAAGAACTTATCAAACAAGTAGCCAAATCAACAGGTATTGGCATTTGCGAAGTCCGGGCTGTCATAGAGGCAGCATTAAAAGAAACCATGGATACTGTAACCAGTGGAAATACTCTTTATATCAGAGGTTTCGGCACACTGTATCCAAAACACTACCAACAAAAGGTTGCGCGTGACCTGCGCAATAACAAGACAATTGTCATAGCAGAGCATTATACTCCACATTTCAGACCAGCCAAATCATTTAAAGACAAAACTAAAAAATTATAAGACAACATGGAAAACGAAAAAATGCAAGTAAATTTTGCTCCGGGCGTGACCGAAGCAACCCTTAGAGTTATTGAACTCAACAAAGAAAATGAACTGCCGGTATTGGAGCCTGATAAGGTGGAACTGACAGGAACTATCGGAAGTGTCTATGAATTTCTTCTGAAAAGAATCTCTGAAAAAGAGCAGATCAATCAGAAACGTTGTTATATTCTTGTTGATCGGGAGAAAATGGCACTCAAACTTGTCACCAATGAAACTGACAGTAGGAATAAAGCTACTGTGAGAGGTGAGTTGAAATTCTATCCCAAGTTTCTTGAATTTGGTATTAACACAAGCAAGATATGGGAACCGGTGCAGCTTTCAAAGTTCTTCAAAATGAATCGTGCCTTCTTCAAGGATGCACAATACAACATGGAACTGATAACAGTCTTGAAGAACTTCAAAGCCAGCATCGACTCAAAAGTGGAAAATTCCCGTCAGGACAACGGTAGTCGCACCGACAATTATAGCCAAGTTGTCAACTCCAACCTTCCGGCTTCATTCAATCTTATTGTTCCGATTTTCAAAGGTCGTCCGGCAGAAGAAATTGAAGTGGAAATCATTGCAGATGTGGATGGGCGTAATATTCGATTATCCCTTTGCTCCCCCGGTGCGGAAGTGATAGTGGAGGAAGAACGCAACAAGGCCATTGACGAACAATTGTTGTTAATTCGTAAATTGGCACCGGAAATAGCCATTATCGAACAGTAACCATGGACAGCCAGACATATATTTCAGACTGGTTCATCCCGATGGACTTTGGGTATGACATACCGGACGAAGAGCCGGACGGTGAGGATAATTTCAATTTCGATTGAAAGTGGTATGAAAAAGTATATTTATTTAATCCTGTTCCTGACAATAGGAATTGTTGTCGGGAACAGGGTATTCAATCACTTACACGCATGGCTGGGCGTAACAATAATATCAGCCACAATGATTTTCTTTATTTACAAGCTATTTAATTTTTTGAAAAATGAAAAGATTGATTAATCTGATGTTGGTCTGTATGACCTTGGTTATGTTCGCTTCATGCGAAAGAGTTGCTCCCAATTATGCCGGTGTCCTTATGGAGAACTACGGCAAACAAGGGAAAGAAGATTTTAAAATCGTTTCCGGTAAGGTATCTACATGGGAATTAGGCACAGAGCTTTTTCAAGTTCCGCTATTCGATCAGCGTGGAGAATTTGCCGAAGCTGTCACACTGAAAGCAGCCGATAATACAGAGTTCAAGGCACGTCCCACATATAGCTATAAAGTTATCAAGAATCGTGCCATTGATGTTGTCTTTGATAACAAGCATATTGGTCGTGGGAGTGATTTCATGTCTTCGTTGGAAGATAACATTTTGGAACCACGTATATATGATTTGACAAAGGAGGAAAGCCGGAAGCATAAGACCGATAGCCTGATGGCTGACGGAGGCTCGTTGGTATTTGAAAAACGGTTGGAACAGATAGTCGACAGGGAGTTTGAAAAAAGAGGTCTGCAACTGCTCACATTCTCTGCCCAGTTGGAGTTCTCCGAAAAGGTCCGTGAGAAGATTGACAGCCGAAATGAAGTGAATACCAATATATCCGTACTGGACCAACAGATTGAGGAACAGAAGAAACGCAACGAGCTGGAACAGTTGAAAACCGAACAGGCTCTAATTCAGTCAAGAGGTTTGACGAAAGAAATATTATATAAACAGTTCATAGACAAATGGAATGGAAGTGTGCCAATTTATGGTGCAATCCCTGACTTAATTAAAATCGAAAAATAATAATTATTAACCCGATTAATAATCAGCTTCTCCCGGTGTGGTCTGACCGCCTATCCGGGAACACACTCTCACGCCTTTTTTCTTCTTACAAGTCAAACCGAGTACGTTGCCAATGCTCCACGGTGGCAGATACTGTAAGAAGTTTTTATTGTTTCACTGGAAAATATTATTATGAAAGTTGAAATTCCCGACTATATTCTAAAATCTCTAATCCGACATTTTGAAAGGATAACCGAAAATTGTAAGCCCTCACCTTCCGACATAAAGACCTGTGAAGCACTAAGACTTGGGAAGAAAGACATAGTTAAACTCAAAAAAATTGTAGATAAAAGCACATAAGTTATGAAACGAAGAATCATAGGTATAGATGTTGGCAAGAATGGTGGAATCGTCGTGTACGACACTGAATACGACAAATTAGTGCACTGTATCAAAATGCCACCAACCCCCAAAGACTTATTAGATTTCCTCTCCACATATAAAGAGAACAGCGTTTGTTATTTGGAACGAGTGAATGGCATGACAGGGCAAAGCGCCTCTGCCTCCTTTGTTTTCGGAGAAGGTTACGGACAAATCACTATGGGATTGATAGCTTGTGGAATTCCAACAGTAACAGTATCTCCACAAATATGGCAAAAGGCTTTAGGGTTACGGAATACTGACAAGTTAAGCAAAACAGAATGGAAAAACATCCTAAAGAAGAAAGCCCAACAATTGTTTCCGTATGCAAAAGTTACATTGGCAACTTCCGATGCCTTATTAATATGCGAATATGGTAGAATTAAAGAAAAAGAATAATGGATAAACTACGATTATTGGTTACAACCAAATGTCCTAACAAATGCCCCATGTGCTGCAACAATTCATGGGATTTTTCAAAATTACCAGTTGTTGAACACTTTAACTACAAAGAGATTATGATAACTGGTGGAGAACCACTTTTGTTTCCTGAAAAATTGGCAAATTTGGCTGAAAGTATCAAAACCATTCAAAAATTGGCCTATGGCAATAAAGGAAAATTATTTCTATATACAGCACTGGCTGATATACTTCCCGATTATATCAGATATTTTGATGGAGTTGTTTATACTCCACATTCTGTTAATGATGTTCATAGTTTATTGGAGGCCAATAATTTTTTGTTGAATTACAAAGATGAACTTATGGAAAGTAAATCTCTTCGACTCAATCTTTTTCCTGATATTAAAAAGCATATTCCTGACAACACAGACCTTTCGTTATGGAAAGTAAAAGATATGCAATGGATCAAAGATTGCCCGGTTCCGGCTGATGAAGAGTTCAAAAGAGTGGCTGAATTATGGGAAGTGGAATGATGAAAGACCTAATTAGTTATTTAAATTATAATTCAAATGAAATCAGAAGAAATAGCAGCCCAATGGTGTCTGGATCATCCTGATGCAACATTGGAACAAGCATTCATGGCTGGATTGAGCAATAAGATGAATTTAAACAAGGATTCTCTTTGTGAAAGGAAAGACAAATTCAGAAGTGAAGTTCTCATGTACAGAGGGCAATACCCTGATGATATGTTGAAGGACTTTTTCGAGTATTGGACTGAATGCGGAGGACGGAAGATGCGTTTTGAAAAGGAACGCACATTCGAAGTTTCCAAACGCCTAGTCAGATGGTCTAACAATGATTTTAACAAATATGGAAAACAATTTAGAACAAACCAAAAGCAATCTCCCGACAGCCGAAAAGAAAGCGTTGAAAAACTTGCTGACCTCGCGGAAGGAGTATTACAGGGAATTGCACGCAAGTTCGATTAAGGGAGCGATTATGGACACCCCCAACCTACCACTTTCCATTATCAAAAAAGAAATCACACGGGACGGTGCAAGAGCCATAGTGGTAATTGCAATTAAGGAAGTTGTGTCTTTTTTCAATGTTGGAAAAACGATGAATGATGTTCAAGTAGCACTTACCGCAGATTTAATAATAGACAGGTTCTATTATCTCAAATTGGAGGAAATCAAATTATGTTTCCATAATGCTATGGTTTCCGGCAAGGTCTACGACAGGCTGGACGGAAACGTCATTCTCGGATGGTTAAATGAATATGATGCACAGCGTGATGAAATAGTTTCTTCTCTTTCAATTAATGAAGCCCATGAACAAAATAACAATAGCCATGGAATGTTCTATGAAGAATATATCAAACATCTGACCGAAAGAATAGAAAATGGAGATGAAAAAGCCAAAGCGTTATTAGAATCCCATCAATCATTCATACAAATGATGAAATCAAATGACAAAGAGGTAACCTTCAAAAAATGGAAGGAGGAATATTATAAAAGAAAACAGTCGTAAAAGAATGATTCTTCCGGATAATTTATCCGGTTTTTTTGTGCTATATTCATATATAGTGTTAATAAAAACTGAAGAATAATGAATATTGGAATTTTAGCCGTTGATAGCAATTTCCCCAATTTGGCACTTATGAAGATCAGTGCTTACCACAAAGCAAGAGGCGATCAAGTGGAATGGTATAATCCACTATGTGAATATGAAAAAGTATATGCAGCTAAAGTTTTCACTTTCACACCCGACTATAACTATTATATCAATGCTAACCAAATAGAGAAAGGCGGTACAGGTTATGATATAGCTAAAATACTGCTGCCTGAAATTGACCGAATGCAGCCAGATTATAACCTCTATCCTCAGATTGATACTCGAACAGCTTATGGTTTCCTTACTCGTGGGTGTCCCAACCGATGCAAGTGGTGTGTGGTCCCCAAGAAAGAAGGTAAGATTGCTCCTTATATGGATATCGAAGAGATAGCCATTGACGGTAGAAAGAATATTATCCTCATGGATAACAATGTACTTGCTTCTGATTACGGACTGGAACAGATAGAAAAGATAATCAAGCTGAAGCTTCGTGTAGATTTCAATCAGGGATTGGACGCAAGGTTGGTGACGGATGATATAGCTCAGTTGCTAGCACAGGTAAAATGGATAAAGCGCATTCGGTTCGGATGCGATACACCGGGACAGGTAGCGGAATGTGAACGGGCCACGGCATTGATTGATAAATATGGTTACAAGGGTGAGTATTTCTTCTATTGCATCCTGATGGATGATTTCAAGGAAGCATTTAGTCGGGTTAATCATTGGCGAGGGAAAGGCGGTCGGTTCTTACCGCATTGTCAGCCTTACAGAGATTTAAATAACCCTCGTCAGATTATACCTCAATGGCAAAGGGATTTAGCCAGTTGGGCTGATAAGAAATGGATTTTTAGAAGTTGTGAATTTAAAGACTTTACCCCGCGAAAGGGATTTGTTTGTAGTGAATATTTTTAAATCAATTAGAGTAAAACTAGAAAAAAAGGAATGAAAGTACTTAGTTTATTTGATGGCATGAGTTGTGGACAAATAGCCTTAAAGCAGCTTGGAATTATCTCGGAAGTGTACTATGCATCCGAAGTAGACAAGCACGCCATCAAGCAGACACAGCTGAACTTCCCGAACACAATTCAGCTCGGAGATGTCACCCAGGTAGATGTATCTCAGTTGGAACCAATTGACTTGTTGATAGGTGGCAGTCCTTGTCAGTCATTCTCTTTTGCCGGCAAACGTGTTGGGATGTCCACTATCGACAAGGAAGAGATATACACTCTGAATCGCTATTTGGAATTAAAAGAGGAAGGCTTTCAATTCGAAGGAGAGTCTTATCTGTTTTGGGAGTATATGCGTATCCTAACCGATATACGGAAATACAATCCTAATGTCTTATTTCTTCTTGAAAACGTAGAAATGGGCAAGAAATGGGAAAGGGTATTAAGTGAGGCTATCGGTGTATATGGTGTGCACATCAACTCCGCCTTGGTATCAGCGCAGAATAGGAGGCGTATATATTGGACGAATATCCAGACAAGGAGAGATGGACTGTTTGGTGAGCTGCATTCGGACATACCGCAGCCTGTGGATAAAGGAATCTTGTTGAAAGATATACTTGAAGATGAAGTGGACGATAAGTTTTTTCTAAGTGATAAAATGGTCTCCTGTCTTGCCTCAAGAAAGGAAACGGAAACTTTCTCCCCCTGTAAGTTTGAACCATTTGAATTTCCATATGAAGTGAAATGTAGGACAATCAATCAACGTGTTCATAAAATGGGGGATGCTGACAATTATGTGAAGATTTCAAGGGACGGAAAAATTAAGAAGGACCAAAACAAGGCTTCCTGTTTTACCGCCGGTGCACATTCGGGTGGCAACCATTCTGATATGGATCTGATATGTGTTGCCATGCGAGGGCGTGAATCAGCCTGTCTTACACCAAGAAGGGCCGAATATGGAAAACAGATACGGAAAAAGTATGAAGCCGGTGAGGTTTCTGAGCGGAAAAAGAATATCCAACAGCTTGAACCACGTACTGATAGTAATGACGGAAGTTCACAACTATGTGTCCGAGAAATTAGACGTTTTACCCCAACCGAATGTGCCCGATTGCAAACGATCCCCGATTGGTATAAATGGGAATGCAGCGACACACAGCAGTACCGAATGTTAGGCAACGGGTGGACGGTCGATGTGATTGCACACATCCTATCCTTCATAAAAGACAAATTGAATATTAACGTAGTCTGAAGACTCATAACGATATAGACAAGGAATAAAATGATAATAGCTTGGTTTAGTTGCGGTGTAACATCCGCAGTCGCTTGTAAGATAGCACTAAGTCTGTATGATGATGTGCAGATTTACTACATCGAAACTGGTTCTGGGCATCCAGATAATATCCGATTTATCTCAGATTGCGAGAGATGGTACGGGCAGCCAATTCATACCATTCGCAGCGATAAGTTTTTCAACGTAAAAGATGTACTGATTAAAAAACGGTACATCAATGGTCCTACTGGTGCAGCTTGCACATTCGAGCTAAAGAAACAAGTCCGCTACAAGCTGGAGAAGGAATTTGGTTCTTGGGACGGTCAAGTCTGGGGATTCGACTTTGACCCGAAAGAAATAAACCGTGCTGTCCGCTTTAAGCAACAATATCCAGATACAAAGCCGTTGTTCCCACTTATTGAAAAGCAGATAACCAAGCAAGATGCGATGGGAATGCTTTGGAAAGCCGGCATTGAAATCCCTGCCATGTACAAGATGGGCTACAATAACAATAATTGTATCGGTTGTGTCAAAGGTGGAATGGGATACTGGAATAAAATCCGGAAGGACTTTCCGGAAGTATTTGCTCAAATGGCGCAGATTGAGCGTGATGTTGGAGCTACCTGCCTAAAGGATAAAGACGGTCGTATCTTCCTTGATGACCTACCAACGTGGCGGGGCGACCCAGTAGAAGAGATTATACCGGATTGTTCGCTTATCTGCCAGATAGAGTTTCAAGAGATAATCGATAGACAGGTAGAACGAGTATTGAAAGGAGAAATTAGTATTAACGATATAGCCTAATTAGGCTCAAAACTAGTATAGAAATGAATACAACTTTTGAAAAATCGGCTAATAGTACCGATGAATGGTACACACCGAAAGAAATTATAGACGCATTGGGTGAATTTGATTTAGACCCATGTGCCCCAGTAGCCCCCCCTATAAAACGGCAAATGTCATGTACAACAAAAATGACGATGGATTAAAACAGGAATGGAAAGGTCGTGTTTGGTTGAACCCACCTTATTCCCGTCCTCTTATAGAATGTTTCGTTAAACGGATGGCAGAACATGGAAACGGCATTGCTTTACTTCTCAATCGCTGCGATTCAAAGATGTTTCAGGATATCATCTTCAAAAAGGCAACAGCGATGAAGTTTTTGCGTAACCGAATCAGATTTTTCCGTCCAGACGGAACTCGTGGGGATTCTCCCGGCTGTGGCAGTATTCTCATCGCTTTTGGTGAGGATAATGCGGAGGTAATAAAAACTTGTGATATTGCAGGTAAGTACATTAGAATAAATTAGAGCAAAACGAGATAGAAATGAGTGAAACAAAAATAATATTAGATGCCTGTTGTGGCAGTAGGATGTTTTGGTTTGACAAACATAATCCTTTTGCCTTGTTCGTTGATAAGAGATCGGAGATAGTAACAGCCAAGGATAGAGATAAGATCAGAACCATAGAGGTAAAACCGGATATAATAGCCGATTTCACCAACTTGCCGTTTGAGGACAATTCTTTCTACATGGTGGTGTTCGACCCACCGCACCTGAAAACACTTGGTGAAACCTCATGGATGGCTAAAAAGTACGGAAAACTGCCGAAAGACTGGCAGTCACTCATACACGATGGATTTACTGAGTGTATGCGCGTCTTGAAGCCTTACGGCACTCTTGTATTCAAATGGAATGAGAGTGAAATAAAAACAGTGGATGTATTGTCTGTTATCCCTTTTAAACCTCTATTTGGGCATACCACTGGAAGACAGAGCAAGACAATATGGATGTGTTTTATGAAACTGCCAATTAATTCATAACGATATAGATATGAACATAAAAATAAGCAAGGAGGCGTATGAGAAACTAATCAAAGAAGATTTATACTTTCTCAATGAGCATTGCCCAGATAGCCTAGAATTAGATCACATTAAAGTAATTATTTTTAGTTCTATCGACTGGTATTATCCTGATGAGAACACTTGTACAGCGTTGAAAAGGATAGAGAATAGGCTTAAAGTTGAACTTCAGAAGCAAAAGGACGCAGGTAAGCAATTTCTATCAGATCAGGAAATAGACGGCTTGATTGATAGCATACTGAAAGAAGAATAACTCTCAAAGGAACAGAAATGAACGATATACTATTCAAAAAAATAAAAAGAGCAAACAGTAAATATGCTGAATACTTATTGGCTTGCGATAAAGTAGCTAAAGCAGCCCAAAAACATATAAACTGGAACGATAGCGTAGGTTGTGCCTATATGCCGGGTGACGGTCTTTGCATAGAGATTGAATCCTATGTTTGCCCATGCTTACAAGCTGCATTGTGAAGAATGTGAAAAGAAGAAAGGAGAATAACTATGACCGAAGAACTTGTAACATTAGAAACTGCTAAACTGCTGAAAGAGAAAGGGTTTAATGAACCATGTATGATTGCTATGAATATTGAAGATGGTAGACAATATGGTACTAATAGAACAAATAGCGAGTTACCAATAAAAGTATGTTCCCATCCTACTCAATCCGTTGCCCAAAAGTGGCTACGTGAAACTAAGAACCTGCATATCGAAATATCCTATATGTATGGAAATTATTGGATATATGATATACTAACAATTCCGAGGCATGACTTGATAGGATTGTCTGACAGACCTATTGTCCGTTATAATACCTACGAGGAAGCACTTGAAGCAGGATTACAGGAAGCATTAAAACTTATATAAATATGAAAAAGATTTGTTTCAATGATAAATTTGGATTAACACAAGCGGTGTTGGACGGTTGTAAGACAATAACTAGACGAATTGTTCCATTTACATATTGTGAAGATAAAATTCATTTGTCTAGATATAAGGTTGGTGAAGTCGTTGCCATTGCGCAAAGCTATGAAACCGTTTACCATGAACAAGGATTGGAAACACTTGATATGTTAGTTAGTGGTTGGAAGTATAGCAAAGGTTGGCGTAATAAACTCTTTGTCCGCGCTGACTTCATGACCCATCATATCCGAATTACCGATATCAATGTTGAACGTTTACAGGACATTTCCGATGAAGATTGCTTGAAAGAAGGGATATATGAAGATTCGGGTGATGATGAGTTTCCACCATCTATATTTTATGAATTTGATGGAAACAAAGACGATGGATTTGATACACCCCGTGAAGCCTTTGCCGCCCTCATAGATAAAGTATCAGGCAAGGGCACATGGGAATCCAATCCTTATGTTTTCGTATATGTATTTGAACTGATTGATTAACAGATTATATTGTTATGGAAATAGCAGAATTAATATTTAAATTCATCCTTGCCTCATTAAATGTTTGTGCTTTGGCATTTACTTTAATTTTGGTAAGCAAGTGGCATATACGCATGGAGAATAAGCTGGATGAAATAGAAAGATATGTCCGCCATGTATCAGATCGTAACGATATTGTTTACATTAACCAGCTTTCGGAATTGCAAAGACTGTTGATAAAAGAGGAACGGTATGAGGAAGCCGACAAGATTGGGAAAATAATCAAGGATGAAGAAATTAAATTAGGAATAAGGAAATGAATAATATTAATCTAAACGAACTACGGAATATAGCTTATAAGACCGCTTGCGAGCACGGTTTCCATGATAAGGAGCTGAGTAATGAACACTGCCTTTGCCTTGTTATTTCTGAGCTTATGGAAGCAGTGGAAGCGGACCGAAAAGGGAAACGTGCCGACAGAGAATCTTTTAAATCTTCTTATGAGAATGAAGAACCGCACGATGATGCCAATTTCAAATATTGTTTTGAAAAATATATCAAAGATACACTTCCAGACGAACTAAGCGAAGCAGTTATACGCCTGCTTGATCTTGCAGGACTTCGGGGGATAAGCCTTGAATCTGCTAGTAATGATATTAACTCCGAATATATGGATGATATTGCCTGTATGTACAGCCAATTGAGTTTCACGGAAGCGATATATTCTATATTTATCAAACCAATTGTAGATTACAAATATCTTTCTACGATTATAAATGACATGATATTTTCAATCTTTGCACTAGCCAAACATCTTGACATAGATTTGCTATGGCATATTGAGCAGAAGATGAGATACAATGAACTAAGACCTAAGTTGAACGGAAAAAAATATTGATTATGAAAACAATTATATTTACAATCATATGTATTATCGCCTTATTATGGGTCGGAGATCTAACAATTACATTTAAACCGTTTTCCATCTCGCTTCCCGGTTGGTATAAGCCTGTAGGTATCCTTCTATTTTTTCTGTCAATGACGATATATACTATAGGGGAATATACTAGAGGCTATAAACAGGGTTTCGATTATGGGATAAAAAAATGTGTTGAAATACTTGATAGAAACTATCATTCTAAAGAAACAAATGAAACTGTACAGAATCAATAGAACAACTACATTAGTAGAAAATAACCGTAATGGGAACAGAGAAAAATACTTCCTTTCTGATAACAAAGTGCAAATTAAATTTGCAGGAATTTGGATAACTGTCAAATCCTCCCATGATAAAGATGAATAATACGCAAAAAACTGTGCAAATGAACTTCTTGAAAAACTTAACGAAATTTGATTATGATTGAATTGCAAGGAAAATACGGCAAGGATTGTAAAATATTTGCCAATACAATAGAAAATGAAGCTATTGGAACGATACAAAATATTTTGAACAATCCGGTTACGACCGGTGTTCCGGTTCGTATCATGCCTGATACCCATCAGGGAGTAGACATAGTGATTGGATTCACCATGCCGGTTACAGATCGTGTTAATCCCAATCATATTGGAGTGGATATTGGTTGTGGAATGTTATGCGTAGAAATTGAAAACGCAATAACAGAAGAATCTTTCCCGGACATTAATCATGCAATCCGTTCCACCATACCTATGGGATTTGAGATTAACCAACAATCTTTATCCAAACAAGAAAAGGAGGATTTGTTTATCTTCTTATCTATCAGAATGGACAAATTCTGCTCTAAATACCAACTAAGCAAACCAGTTATTAATGAAGAATACGTATCACAGCTTTGTAAAAAGGTGGGAATAAATGAAACCACATTCTACAACTCTTTAGGTACATTGGGGGGTGGAAACCACTTTATAGAACTGGGGCGTGCCGAGTCAACCAATAATATATTTCTTACAGTACATACCGGATCATGCAACTTTGGTGTGAAAGTCTGTAAATACCATGCAGAAATTGCAAAATTTGACAAAAAAGCTTTTTCTAATGAAATTCAACACTTGAAGTCCACTGTTGAGCCACAATCCATGCAAACAGAAATACAGCGTTTGAAGGAAAAATTTGCTGGGTATTCCGGGTATCTCACAAATGAAGCAATGCTCCACTATTTATGTGATATGGTAATTGCACAGGGATACGCTGCTTTCAACCGCAAACTGATTATACAACGCATAATCAGAACTTTGGGCTGGAACACCGCAATATCTGTTGAGACAGTCCATAACTATATCAGCTTTGATGATATGATAATCCGTAAAGGCGCTATTGCCGCATATGCCAATGATTATGTTGTGATTCCTATGAATATGGCAGACGGTATTCTTCTTTGTCTTGGTAAGGGAAACAAAGACTGGAATTATTCTGCACCACATGGTGCAGGACGCTTATATTCCCGTTCCAAAGCTAAAGAAAAATTATCAATGGACGTATTCAAAGCTCGAATGAGCAACGTGTATTCCACTTCCGTATGTGAAGGAACATTGGACGAAAGTCCTATGGCATATAAAAATGTTCAGGAAATAAAAGAACTTATAGAACCTACGGTAGAAATTATTGATACGATTGTACCACTTATTAATATCAAAGCATTATGATAGAAAAAACAGACTTTCCTTACACTCTTGGCGGCTATGTTGAACAACAAAATTATAAAAGTTTCGACATAGCCGTTTCCATTCGTAGACACAAAGGTATATCAGCCTATGTTATTTCCCCGGAAAAAAGGTTGATTCGTGAAGAGTCTGCGACTTTTGCCGACAAAGAAGACATGTTCCATTGGGGACGAGAAGCGGTTGACCGTTATCTGGAACAGCAAGAACGTAGAAAAGAAGAGAATGCTGCCAAACGGGTTGGATATTATAAGAAAAAAGCCCGTGAGGCTGCATTAAAAGCTTTTACTTCCGCCATGTATTTTATTGATATAAAGGACGAACTTTACGATAAGGCAAAAGGCTTTTTCGAGTACGAATTAGACAAAGAATACACCAAAATCAAATGAAAAGATACAATTATAAAAGCAAGAAATTATATGGAATTAAGACTGGAACCTGAAATACCCGTCACACGGGTTGTCAATGGACATAATATTTTTAACAAGGGATACCATCACGGATTAAAGGGAAAATCCTATGAAGAATATTATGGCAAAGAGAGAGCCGTTGAGATAAAGAAAAGACACAGCGAGGCACTGAAAGGACACAAATGCTGGTCTGACGGAACAGCCCACGCCTTTCCATGTATCGCAGTCACCCCCGAAGGGGAATGGTACAGATTCGACTCAATAACTCAAGCAGCCCAAAAACTGCACCTAAATTACGCCACTGTCCGCAGATATATAAAACAAAAATACAAGCCGAAAAACGGATGGCAATGGTTTTTGGAGAAAGATAACAACTGGATAAAACATATTAATAATGGGAAAGCTGAATGAAATAGCAGAGAAAACTTATGAATGCGCCGTAAGACGTGGAAAGATTGACCCCGACAATGACAGCAACAACAATCTTTACCGAGATTTACTTGAAGAAGTTGCCGAAGTTTTTGAATGTACGGGTGAATGTTCCCCACATATCAAAGAATATTTAGATGTAGAGGAAGAACTGGCAGATGTAATAATAGTTGCCCTAAGCACACTACATCATTTCAAATGTGACATTGATTCACTCATTGAAGCCAAAATAAATTATAACAAAAACAGAATGGACTGATATGGGAACAGGACAATTAATTATGCTAATTGCAGAAATGCTTGTGTTTGTTATTATCCTGCCATATATCTTTAAAGATTTCATGGATTTATGGAAAGAAAAATAGATAATACAAACAAGTTGAAAGCTGAAAACATCACACTGGCAGCAATATATAACATATTGTTCACCAATGATATAGTCTGCTCCTTAATTATAGAAATGTTAAGTGCATTACGTAAATCAGGGCTTTGTCGCTTCCGTGTAAAACAGCAAGGAAATAAACTGGAACAGTTGATGCTTCAATATGAAAAGAAAATCAATAAAATAGCCGGACACCGGGCTTTTTTCATGGCTGATGCCAACCAATATGTTGCAGATGAAGTACAACCTGACCTGCTTAAAATGGAATACTCTATTAAAATGGAGTTTGACAAATGCCGAGTTGGGAACAGTGCCTTGCTTGCCAAAGTGGAACTGACAAGATGTATGGCAGAATTCGCTTGTCTATCTCTTGACAAACGGATAGAAGAAGTCCGTCCATACAATAAAGAAGTAATCGGAATAACATATCTCCGACTCACTGACATATTTAAAGTTTTGGACGAACTTTCTGATATTTTATATCGAGGGGAATATTGTGACCTCAATCAGAGCGATAATTGCAAAAGAGGTATGGTTATCATACAACGAAAACTTACTGATTGTGATATTATCAGCTGCGCAATCAACGAGTCAGACAAATTAAATCCAGCTGATGAATATGAATAAAATGGTCAAATATCGTATAGGAATATCTGAGAATCTATTGGGAGATTGGTGTTACCAGTGTCAAGTCAAAAAATTTGGCATTTGGTGGAACGATGAAAGTTTCAGCACCAAGAAAGGTATTTTAAATTATGCCCGTAAGCTTGAAAAAGCCGGACATATAGTGTTTAACTATTTATAAATAACAATGAAACTAGAAGGAAAAATTATCGTGGCACAACCGATACAATCGGGTGTATCAAAAAACGGGAACAGCTGGAAAAGACAGGACTTTGTTTTGGAGATTCCAGGACAATATCCAAGGAAAGTAGCTTTTTCAGTAATGAATGACAATATTCAGAATTTCGGGCTGGGTGTTGGACAGGATGTTGATATTGAAATAGATATCAATGCGAATGAATGGCAAGGAAGATGGTTTAACTCCATCATCTGCTGGAAAGCCATACTCCGTAATCCGGGACAGTCTACCACACCACAACAGCCTCAAACCTATTATCAAGGAGCATCATCTAGTGTTGCATCCGTACAAACATCCGCACCTCAACCACCTGTGGATTTCGGAGAACAAAAAGATGATTTACCCTTTTAACTGAATCTAATATGTTAACTAAGTTTCTGACTATCTCTACAGTCAGAAACTTAACATCACTGCTCCATTCATAACAAAACATTTGCATAAACGAGTGTTGCATTTACCAATAATCCTTTTATTTATTTTTTATTGCCAAATATAAAAACAATTCCTATTTTTGCATTGAATAAAAGCCAAGAGCTTGTTACGGTTTATACCGCGACAGGCTCTTTTTTATTGTCTATCTGTCAAATAATGGAATCCCCCATCTGGCTTCACAGTCTGACGGGGGGAGGTTAAATCCAATCAATAATAATTTTGAAAGAATCAGGTCAACAAAGTATTGACAAAGATAGTGAAATATGAATAGTAAGCAATATGGATATGGATTTATTTTGCATATATAAATTCTCGGCGTTTTTTTCAGGAAAGACAGGAACTGTTGAGAAATAAAGGAAACAGGATGAATAATTTATCATATAATAATTAAACGGTGAATGTAATGGAGATAGATATTGCAAACATTATTAGTGCTGCCGGAACATTGCTGGCAGCTTATTTCGCCTATAATCAGTATACCAAAAACAAGTTGACTGATTTAAAAGTGGAATATTTTAAAAAAGAAGAGAAAAGAAGAAGTTACCACCGCAGCGAGAACTCCGCCAAGGTGTTCGGTGAGTTGTGGCGTGTACTTTATGAAACGAAAGCAGACAGGGTATATATCGTACAACCCCATCCTTTAGGGCATATAGCTTTTCTTTCGGTGCAGTTCGAGGTAAAACGAAAAGGTATAGCCGGAATGCGTGAAAGCATTCAATCACTTCCCATGAGTGAAGTGGCCGTTTTTGCAGAAAATCTCGCAAAGAATCTTTTCATGTTCTACTCAGATATTGATAATCAGGTTAAGGATAAGGTTGCCAAATCTCTATTATCAACAAATGGATGCAACAGCGTCGCTATTAAACGGCTTAATTCATCTCAAGATTGGGTTGGAAATATATTTTGTGAGTTTACAGATGAAACGGATTTGAATGAAGATGAACTTCATAAGGTCTTGCATGAAGCAGCGGTTAACATACAATATATCCTGCCGGAATTCAAAGAAAATAAAATCGAATAATTATAATTAATGAGTAGTATGGCTGACGTAAGAAAACTTGCACCGTTTATCCTAAAGTGGGAAGGCGGTTTTGTAAATGACCCTGACGATTTGGGAGGAGCTACCAATATGGGCGTGACTATCGGCACATGGAAATCGTGCGGCTATGACAAGGATGGTGACGGTGATATAGATGTGGATGATTTACACCTACTTACCCGTGAAGATGTTGTTAATCGTGTACTCAAGCCGCATTATTGGGACAGATGGAAAGCTGACGAGATTAAATCGCAATCAGTTGCTAATATATTGGTTGATTGGGTGTGGGCATCCGGTGCGCACGGAATTAAGATTCCTCAACGCTTGCTTGGTGTTACGGTGGATGGCATTGTAGGTCCCAAGACCATTGCCGCTGTAAATGCCAAGAACCCGCGTGAGTTGTTCGACATGATTAAGATTGCCCGGTTCGACTTTATTGAGGATATATGCCGCAAGCGTCCGACCAATAATAAATTTAAGAGAGGGTGGATGAACCGCATAAATGATATCTCT